AATTTCGTCCAATATTTGTTTCTTTCCAAAACATGGCTCTCAACCATGTTTCTAAGAAGCTCTACAGAATTAGATGATGCCGGCATTAATTGTGCGATCATCATTGTGACGGCATCATCTACCCACTTGTAATATTCAATAAATTTATCTAAATCTGGCTCATTTTCTACTTTTTCAAAAAACAATTCTCGCAATTTTTCCATGCGCTTGTAATTTGGTCGATAACGATTAACAGGATCGCCTATAAGGTTGTTGAAATCAACAATTGTAGCAAAAAATCTCAGCATTTCTTCTGAAATAATCTGATACATACTCTTTTCAATAGAAACAAGATGCTGAATATAGGTTGTATCCCGAGTAAATACTACTTCATCTTGTTGTGTTAATATTTTAACAAAATCATCGCTATTAATAATTTCTGGAAGCTTTTGTTTGGCCGTGTGCACAAATTCAACGTCGACTGCTTGATCAGCGTAATCAGAGTCGCCAATAAAAAAGTCTCCTCGGCCGGTGTAATTATATTTGGCGACATCACTAACCCAGCCATGTCTAGATATATTGCGGTCAGAGGTTGAGCCTGAAGCAAAATCTTCAATTAAAAATTGTCCCGAAGGGTTTGAGCCGGTTACGCTGTCAAGTGTCCAATTTAGAGCCAAAGTTTCTATTTGCGGAATAAAATCATCGAATAATTCTGTATGACTGGACGCAAAATTACTATTTTTATAGGGGTGTAGTGGGCCATATATACTAGCATCTTTCCCATGAGCACGAATTGTTTCATTGGGCAGATAATCAAACCAGAATTTTACAGATGAAACTTTTACGTCTGAATGTCTAGAAACACTTCCTGTAAAATTTTCTCTCGTTGCACCAGCATAAATTCTTTTTGGTTGTGTGAAGAATTTTTCTGCATCGGATAGGCTCATCGTACCACTCAAAGAGAATTCATTCTGTAATATATTTGATAGGTAATTGACACCATAAAACTCATAAGTATAAGCAGTGCTAGCTTCTTCTAGGCTGCCATCAACTAAGTTAGCAATAGGATGCTTTGTTGGTCTTAATCTAAATGCTAAATTCCATTTTTCATTGTCATATATACCCATGAAAGTTTCTGTTTCCAACGTAGATAATATTGGCAATAAACCGTCACTCACTAGAGCAAAACTAGCATTTCTCCTGTCATTGTTTCCTTTGTTTACAACAAAATTAAAATTAATTGTATTATCTGTGGCGTATGTTAAATCTTCGTTGTCAGCTACTGCGGCGTGGAGGCCCGCGATAGAAGAAGTTGAAGAGGGAAACAACTGGTAGTTGTCATCACCAGATAAAAATCTTTTAGGGAAGATTACTTCTGCTTCCAAAGTCATTGAGGCGCCAGACATAAAAGAAGCAGAAACCCCAGGAATATAAGATATTGAATTAGAGTCTATCGAGTCATAATACTGATAAGCAGTCGCAGTATATGAGTTATCATACAATCCAGTACTGGCGAATCTTGTTTCTAAATCATCGAAATCAAGATATTTCTTCTTTACAGAAGCATGCGAAGTATTTTCTTTTAATTCATATGTGTCATTAGCCGCATAAATATTTATTTTAATTAACTCTTCATCTATTCCATAACATCTAAGAAAATTTCTTAAAGACTTTATGGTACCTTTTGATTTTTGTATATATGATAAATTATTATATATATTTTGGTATATTGTATTTTTTACTTCATAAAGTTTCTGTTCATAAAGCTTTTTTTCTCCTCTTTGAAGATATTTTGCCAATATGGAAGCATCGGCGAACAATTCTGGAGTTTCAAGGCCGCGTGTACCAAGTAAATAATCAGCAAAAGGCAGGGGCTTTTCATAGTTGTTGTCATAAGGATAATTTATATCTTTTAATCTCGGGAGGCTCTCCATTTGCAAATATAAATTATCAAAGTAGCTAGCAATAATTTGTGTTAAAAACTTTAAATGGCTAGATTCAGATTCATCTTCTTCTAGGATCCACCCGGGTACTGATTTATATATGGAAGCAACATTCAGATGATCGTGCATTGACCCAACATCCATCTTGTTACTTAATAGTGATACTACATCTGGATGATCTGAATAAACAATTGGATCTTCAAATTCATAATCAGCAGCAGTTGATAAAACCATTGCTGATCCAGTGGATCTGCATTCAGAACTATAATTTACGAAATTACCATTAGAAATTCTTCCAGAATAATCCAATACTGCAGAGTCAGTAGAAGTATTTCCTACTATACCCTCATTAAATTTAAAATAGACGCCAAGATCTACTTTGTTTGTTACATTATCATATTTATCGTTATCAGTGTTTGTTCCACCACCAATTTGAGTTCTATAATATCTTCCAATTTGTTGTGCATCTCTTTCTGTTTTCCAGTATCTAAATTCATCGAAAGAGCAGGATACTACATTGCCCCAGCCCTGTGCCGCACTAGATCCAACAGGGCCGGCCAAGGCGCCAAGTGAAGCCGAAAGGGTTCCACCAAAAGTACCGGTTACCAATCCAACGGTAAGTGTCGTAGTTTCTTTATGAATCCCATCAACATAAAAATTCACTTTATTCACAGAGCCGTACGTCTTGAATGTAAATGTATAATGATGCCAATTACCATCCGCAATATCCGATAGGCCCGTTTCAAGTAAAGCAGTATCGCTCACAGAACCAGATTCAATTCGAAAATAGAATCTACTTCTATCTGTTGCTGTTAGACCATGATATCTTAAATAAAAATGCTCGCCGTTAGCAGAAACAAGACTAAAAGGATATTCCTGTTTTCGAAGAGTAGTCGAGGCCCAGCCATCTTTTTTCATCCAGAACTCAACAGTTACCCCCTTCGAAGGATCAAGTTCAAGATTATTGGTTTGTTGTGTTCCCACATCATATATGTTGGCTTTTGTTACACCTGGGCCTGAAGGGCCGGCAGAAAAATCATTTTTGTAATCTCCCGATGCATCGGCATGAGGGCCGCCGTGGAAAAGAACATACTGCGGGAGGCTACTGCTATATATATTACTTTCTTCAGTTGCAGTATAAGTACTTGTCGCACCATTAATAATTATATGGCCATTAGTTCGAGGATATTCATTCTCAAACATAAAAAGATCTAAATAGGTACTTTCATTTTCCCATTCAATCTTTTCTGTTAATGAACCATCATATGGGTAGGTTTGATAAATTCTTTTAATAGAATTTTCATAGTAAAGTTCAGCCAACCCAAAACGAGCAAAGTTAGAAGCAGTTGCAAAATCAACATCTGGAAAAAATCTATCTCTTCTAGTTGAATATTCATCAATATATTTTGCAGATTCTAAATCTTTAGCTAAATCATCTTGGGATTTATTTTTAAGAAACTTTAGCGAATGGCCCTTATCAAATAAATCCTTAATGCTCATATTTTCAATCCCAACTTTGTAATTTAATTACTCTCTACTCTAAATTTAAATAATTCTTTCTGTTCTCGCCAGTCGTCTGAGGAGAAATAAGCAAATTTAAAAGCATACATATAGCCAGGCTCTAATAAAGACATGTCAAAATCAAAATAACCTCCAGATTCGTCATAAGACAAATAAGTATGATAATCAGCGCTGGCCGTTGAATGATTAAAAATTGTTTCACCATCAGCCATTCTAATAACTTCATATGAAGCACTGGGAATTATAGAGCCCTGGATATCCGTTGAAGCAACAGTATAAATTGTTGGACTAAAATTTCTAGGCCTGGTGAATACTCTAAGTTTAGCCTTTTCTTCTTTACCATATGAATGTTTTAAATTAGTGATCTTAGTTGTGTGCTGCAGATAGTCATTCGCAGTAAGCACACACACATCATTAAAGCTCTTAACGGATATTGAGCCAGTTTTATATTCTCCCCCAGCGCTACCAGACCATACGTCATGTATAAGAGAAGAAGTAGTATTGACTGATAATTGGGCCTTATAGATGCCAGTATCAACCTTCGATGCTGTAACCGGGGTGATCAAAGAACTTCCAGTTGGGCCATCATTGTATGACGCATACAAACTAACCATTAAATCTTCGCTGTGGGGTATATCCTTGAGAGACCCACGAATATAGTTGTACAAATATAAATTATTTAAATTATCTACTGCGGGGGCAACAGAACTACTAGCATAGAATATTCCTCTATCGTCCATCACCCGAGAATCCCAACGTACTTCTAATACGGGCACTTTAAAGAAAAATTCACTTGATCTGGAAAAGAATCGTTTTGTATAAAAACTTGTTTGTTGCCCTTCGGCATTTAATAGCACAGAACTATCTGAGGCTGTTGTGTGAGCCTCCTGACTAGAAGTTAAAAATATACCAAAACCATTATTAACTTGTGTTCCATCTAGCCATTCCTCTACTGCAGTTGTTACATCAAGAAGAAGATTTTCATCGCCGTTGTTAAAAGTAAAAGTGTAGTTTGGCATTGTAGAACCAGCAAGATAAGAAGAAGAGTGGTAATCTCCGCCAATTTGATCCCATGTGGCAACCGGATTTGAATCTCTATTTACCCAGTTCGAGCCCTCTATGGCATCTTCAGTTTCATCAGTGTAGCTTTCCATATCAAGACCAAATCCTTCTTGCCAGGATTGTGAAACTGCCAGCACATTCACAGTAAAGTCTTTTGGGAGCTGCTCAGAGTGGCGCGCGTTAAACATTCTTAAATAAAAACTAGCGCTTCCTACTGCTGGGATTATGCCTGCTAAACGATCAGCTGAAACTGTATCAACTGGGAACTGAAGTAGTATACGGGAGAGTTCAGCTGAAGAAGTTGTCTGCTGGCCATATATCGAAAATACTTCTAAAATATCAGAAGCTCCCATATTCGAACCGGTTCCGCGTGTACTTAAATTTAATTTATAAGCATTGGTTATGGTGTTATCTTTTGATGCTTTATATCTTTTAATCGCCATTACTTAATAGTTCCCTTAATATCGAGATTCGGATATTTTAATTCATAAACTACATTTTCAGGTGCATATAATATACGGCCGTCGGCTGAAATGTTTTCATTTATATCATATGAAAAATCAGAATACAAGCCTCCGACTTTGTGTTCTATTTGGACATTCGTGACATCAACAACCTCATCAAGCTCATTTAATATATCATATATTTTTGTAATATAGATTGGTTGGCCGAGGTCGAGCTTTTGCACAAATTCTTTTTGAATTGCTTTTATAGATTCATTAAGAGCTTCAAACTTATCTTGATCATAATTGGTAACAGCAACAAATTTTATACCTATATTAATAACTTTTGCATCAAGTATATCAATAGTATCATTGATCATCTTGAAGTGGTTTAGCCAAGTTTTAATATTGTTTTTTAATATTTGGCTACAAACTATCAAATTTTGATCTGAATCTTCTGTGAGCAAATATAAATTCAAGTTTCTTTTAAAGGAATCAACATCACGAATAATTTTTGCCCTTTTAACTTTCCCAAATTTTGGTGGTATCCTGTAAACAATGGCTTCATAGTCCTCGGTTGTCACTGCTCTATTCTGTGTAGCAAAGACGTCATTAACTCTCTGTTTAAGTTCCCCAAGAGAGGGAAGCGAAACATCTCCAGTAATAGGATCTTCATTTGTTACTTCCAACCCACCCCTGACAAAATTAATTTTATTTTGATTAGTAGCATTTTCACTAAAAATAAATATCGGGCTAGCCACATTAGTAACTGATTTTGTAGCTACATTGGCGTTTGAAGAAGAATTAGTTCTGAAAGTAATTCTCAAAGCAGTATTTGCTGGCGCGACTCCAAATTTATCAGTTTCTAATAATTTGGACGGGTCAAATGAAGATTCGGTCTCGTAATCTCTACCATGCATTTTTAACACTACATTAGAGGGGTGAGTTATATTATCTGTTTTTAAAGAAGATTCGGAGCCATATCCAAATTTCAAAGAAGTTTGGCCGGCGCGGCTCGAAACGGTGAATCGGCGCGGAACAGAGGCAGCAACAATGATACTAGGTACATTATCTCTCGTATCTGGATCCTTGTTAATTACTGTTCTAAAAATTGTGTCCTGTGAAAGATAGTCGACTTCAAAATATTCATGACCCTCGGTATCGGTTACTGAAACTATTTCTGTTATGTTTGGATCCGCCAATGATACAGTTAAAAATCTTTTAAAATCTCCAACATTAATAGTTTCTTGTTTCATTTCACCAGACACAATTCTTCCATAAGATTTAACAGCAAAAGCAGTTGGGACGCCAGTGGTTGTATCGCTTGTGGCAACAACTACCTCATTATCAGAATTGGCGAAATCGACGTTATCAAGCAAAGTGAAAACCTGGCCAGATTTAGAAGTAAATTTAGTGTCCTTTACTAAAATAGGTAAATAATTTATGTCTGGGCCAGTACCATTCGGGTCCGTTGGAACCAGAACATAAAGCGTAACCAGACCAAAAGAATTTGATCTAAGCATTTCTCTATAGCCAGCCTGTTCCCCTAGACGTACTACATTATTATATTCTACTGCTGTATCCAAGAAAGACTCATTTACCTGGTAATCTAAATAAAACGAAAGAACATCCCCAACATACGCCACAGTATCAAGCATCATTGAACCAAAGCTGGCTTCAGAAAAATCTTTAAAAACACTTGGATAATATCTTTTTGTATATTCTACCAAGCCCTCTTTAATCGTTTTAAAATCGCGATTTGTGTATCTAATAAGTTTTTTGCTATCTTTAGCCATTATTTATATTTCCTATTAATTCTATGCTGGGCCGTTCAATATCAAAGTTGAATTCGAATTCAAACTCGGAATATTATATTCAATTATAATTGATAACATATTAGGATTACTACGATTCTCTCTAGCCGGTTTAAATTTTACATTCTTAATTTTTACAAATGGCATATATTTTCCAACTTGAGAAAATATTCTACTTTTTATTTCCGACGCCAATCCTTTTTCTGGCTCGAAAAGAAAATGTCTCAAACCAACCCCAAAATCAGGCAACATAACGCGTTCGCCAGGAGAAGTTAACATCAAATTTTTTAAATTTTGTTTTACTTCATTCTTGTATAAAGTTACTAAAGAATAAGCACCACTTTTACTATCACGAGCAAGCGGCAATTGGGGTCCGATTCCATTCATATTAAAAATTCCTACAATCTATTAACATAAATAGTAACGCAAAATGAAACTTATAATTGTTCATCACAATCTTCTTCCTCACTAAGTTGACCATCATCATGTTGTTTTTCTTCGTACATATCTAAAAACAATAAAGCAAGATAAATCATGCCAGGAATAGTACTGGGTGGACCTCCCATCGGGGATAAGCCACCAAAAAATGGTATTGTTGAGGGAACCAAAGAAGCCCACAACGATGGGAGAGCGTAGGGAGAGCTAAAAGCTGCATCAGTAATCTCTTTAGCTTGTTTTAAGGTTTCATTTAGATCGCCCTTGAGGCCTATCGACTTCGGATCATTGGGATCACCATTAAGAAGAATATCAACTGATCTCACCTCAAGGCCTGCATCTTGCCACTCACTATATTTATCTTGTACATCAGCTAGCGCATTTAAGAAGTCTTGTGAAATCTCTACATCACCTTGCTGTTGCGCAATTTGTTCACCGGTCTCTGGGTCGACTTCAACGCTAGCATCATTTGGAAACTCCCAGCCCTTGATAGGACCATCAAGATTTAAAGTAGTATTCCCATAAGCAGCTGCTCTATCAGTTGGACTAATTAATTTCCACTGAATCTTGGCAGGGTCTGATGCAATTTGTGCGTTAACTTCTGCTTGGCTGACCGCAAATTCAGCAGATATTTTATCTTGTTCCGCAACAGTTATGGCAGCTCGAATACCCTGTTCTATTCCACTAATAATCGTAGCTGCAATGGTTGCAGCAAGATCGATAATTTTCTTTGATATTGAAATAGCAGGATCTATAAGCTCTACCAGCCCTTTCAATATCAACAAAGGTGTCATAAAAATTATCTTCAACAACATCTTTGTTGTGTCAGGTGAGTTGCCTCTTGTCCCGAGAGAACCTCGCATCAGTGAGGCCTCAAGCATACTTTCCCCAACAGTAGAATCATATACAAAATTATCAGATTCGAATAATGATTGAATTGTGGTAAGAATAGCTTCTTTTGTTTCGTCTAAAACGTCTGTCGGTTCAGGAATAAACTTAGATAAGCCATCACCAGAATATAGGAAAGCCAAAGACATATATCTATGCATTGGAAATAAATGTTCAAACATCAATCTAAATTCTGGTGTTTGTTTTAATTCAGCAAGCAAATCTTTGGCAATTCTCTTATAAAAGAATTGGGCTGGATTATTGATTACTCCTTTTATTGTATCTGCATATGCATCTGATTGTAGGTCTGAAACGCTAGTATTAGAGCCAATATACATGGGATCTGAGGCTAAATATCCCAACTCGTCATATGAGAAAAAATTACCAGGACGATTTTGACTTACGCCAGAGAAACCACCTATTGAAAAACCATGAGGATTATGATGAAAATCAAGATGTCTTTCAACTTCAACAATAGGTATTTGCAATTCTGGTGCTAAATTAATAGCATCAGTTGTTTCTTTTACTATCGAAGGCCAGTTTTGACCCTCGTGAGACTTAGATAATTCTTCTAATTGTTCAACATACCATAATTTTGCTTCGGGGCCGCCGGCTGCAGCGCCCCAGACAGATGAAAGATTTACATCCGGATTCAAATATACCACTTCTCCGTCAGTTACAACAGCTTGTACAACATCCGGGCCCGGCGATGCAGTTGTAGATGGGTGAGTTTTATATGTTTTAGTCTGAGTAGTGGATACTTCTCTTCTAAAATTATAAATTGCTTTAGCTTTCTTGAGATTGTTGCTTCCGACCAATTCTTTTATTTTATCACCAATATCAATAGAATAGTCCTTTCTGGAATAAACCATGCGAATTCCAAATTTTATTTCCTTGAAAAATGGTTTGATACCATATTGTTCATATATCATCTTATATTCTGGAACATCCATGATTTTTTTCAAGAACACATGAGTATAAAAATATGACCAAACATCCAAAGGCACATAATCATAAATTTTACATCCAAATACATTGTTCTCATTCCTATAGTAACCCAAGAATGGTAAAGGTAAGTCTTTTAACATAGTATGGGATGTTGCTTGCGGGGTGTCTTCACATGGCTCGCCGGATGGAGTTTCTGCAAAAATATAATCTTTGGCCACCAATCCCTCTAAATCGCTTGTTTGTGTATCAACAATTTTTACGTAAGGCTGAAATGTGATATTGCCTAATTTAGAATTAATTTCGTTTGTAAACAACATCTCATAACAATTTTGGTTGTGTTTTGAAACTTCGTTTATTCTTTCCGCCGAATTATAATAATCACTTGCATAATCTATATATTCTTTTGTTGGAACGTTGGGGTTATATGGATCATATATTTCCCACTTATTTGGCCATGTAACAGCATGTAATTCCCCATTTTCATGAAAAGTCATAGGCAGGGAATGAAGATGTAATTTTTGTTGTACATCTGATTTACTCATACCAAACAAATCAATTCCGCTGTTAGCCACCCAAAGACCGGTATATATATCATTTTCCATCTTCTGGGGAGAAGTAAAGCGACCGGGTACCAAATTCATATCCCAACCATAATTCATAGTATAAATATTATTTGTAAACTTGGCGTCAACAACGTATTCATGGCCCGCTTCTTTCATGAATTTATATAATATTTTCTCATCTGAATCCCAGTGTTCTTTTTCGTCAGAAGATAGTGTTATATCTAAATCCAAATCCGTACTAAGTGGGCTGCTATTGAGAAACAATGATTTAATAGTCGCAGAGATATCTTCACTTTCTTTTTTTATAAGATATTCAATCGAGCTAGCCTGACTTGCTAACATATAAGATTCATAATCTTCTAAATTTTCCAATTTTTTAACAATATCATTAGAATATTCCGTAAATTTTTCAAAATTTGTTATATCTTGCTTAATGTTTGCCACAACAACCTTTACCATGGCACGATCTTTAAAAATATCGCCAATATCAAAACTATCCCAACTAATAACGCTGGCCAGGCACATTTCCAATGTATATACTTTTATCAATAGAAGTATGCAACCCCCGATTAAAGAATCTTTAACTGCATTATGGCCCTCTGGCGCTTTATCATATACGTCGCGACAGACTGAATTTTCATAAAAGTCCATTATCTTTGGTTTAACTTTTTCCAAGTCAAAGAAATCTGTTTCTGTTTTTTTATCCGGACTTGTAATATAGTTAAATGTCTGCTGGCATTTTGAATTAAGATCTTGGCTGACCAGTGGACTTTTAAGTATTTTTTTCCATAATTTTCTTAAAAACTTTCTATAATGCAATCTCGAATTTTTCAGTTTAACAAACATTTGGTTTGAATATGCGAATTGCAGAGACGCGTACCCTGTGTCAGAAAGATTTCTTGAAACATGTCTCAAAACTTCTTCTTTTGTCACGTCAGAAGATGTTGTATCCTCCTCATTGGGATATTTTTCTAAAAGTTTTTTTAATTTATGTGTCAAAAGTCGACCAAATATCACAGCCTTTGAATTATGCTCCACCGTGTTAACAATTTTATTAGCTGATAACAAATCTGAAATATCGTTTGAAGAATTTAATCCTATATCAGACAACAAATTTTGAATATCGGGAGCATAGCCAGTTTGAAAATTAAAATTATAAATTCCATCTGAGACCCAAGAATCTGACTCTATAGCCCCGTTATATGTCGGAGGGTGATCAGGGGAAATTTTACCTTTAATCAGCTTCGAAACATCCTTTAGGCCGTTCTTTTGAATTTCGTTTGTGTTCTCTAGGGGCGCCAACATATTTTGATATAATAAAATGTTGTTTAAACTAACAGATTGTATACCATCGAGAGCTGTCGCGATTGCTTGACTACTTGAATTTTTAAACAAATTAAGTACTTCTTCTACTTGTCTCCGAGCATTCTGATCAGAAGATATGATTTCAGTAAAAGGAAGATCATATTTTAAATAATTTGGATTAAAGTTTGAATAAGTTCCGCCGGGGGCCATCATGATGGCGGTTGTTTCTATCGACCCAGCTATATTAGAAGAAATCTTTCTATCAAAAAGTTCCGGGAATATAGAACTATCTACTAAACTATCATATAGTTCTATATTTACTTTTCTGCCCTCTAGGCTGGTTGCATGAGCCAAGCCTTTTGCATCTTGCTCCCATGGGTTGTCAGGATCCCTAACATATTTTTTGAACACTGCAAATACCGGGGCATAGCCTAAAAAATTACCCAAATCATCATCAAATTCAACCGATGTGGTTCTAGTTTCATATCTTATGGCGCCGGCGTCGACAAGTATATCCATCAAGGCTAGTGGCCAGGTGCCGAGTTTAACGGTGGGGAGGACGTTGTTGCGTGCGATTTTTTTATCTGACCAGCCTAGGGCTTGCATGAAGACGAGCAGTGCCAACGACCAGTCCTCGTAGCCAGGAGCAACCCACGAATCGAGATCTTCTGCAATGATTGATACTGCCAGTTCTTCATCTAATATTGTTACATCAAGATAAACATTTGTTAGTTCTTTAAACTTATAAGTACTTTTTTGACAAATCACACCTTCTATGGCATCTGAACTAGCAAATTTAGGGTACATAGCCCTCAATCTTCTTCTTGTCAAGCCTGTAGCTTCGCCAAAAGTTAAGTTCATAAAAGCTTCAATAATATCGTTCGGAATTACTTGTGAATCGGCATCAGCTAAATTTGCCAAATAATTTATGCCCGGGCTTAAATTAGTTGATAAAGAGCCTGGCTTTACGTTCCAGGAACAAACAGCATCTTCGCCGGTACAATTGAAGACAGTTGTTGGTTCTTTTACCCCAGTAAACATCCTTAGCATGTGTCTCCACGTGGGCCTTAGCTCGTGTATATCTCGTAATTTTCTATCCAAGGGGTAATATATCACCATATCACCGTGGGCGTCGGGGATGTGCGAGAACGGCCTGGTGGCCGCCAAGTTCATATTTGATTCAGCTCCTGCATCTCCCGGAGATGGATCCGGCCAGAGCACGCTATAATCTATGCCAAAGGGTGCATAGCCACCGTAACGTTCGGAAGCGACTTGATGTTCTTCATCCAAAAGGAAGCCTCGGTTGGATCCGGTCCAAAGTAAAAACAGATTTGCTGTAAAAAATAACTTCTCTATATTCATCGGCATCGGCATCTTATTGACGCGCACTTTAATTTCAGCACCAATCTGATTCACTAAAGTTTCATAATCTGCCTCTGCAATATCAAGTTGTGCATCCGAATTTTCATAATCTATTCTTGTAACAGTTGTCAAGGCTTGCATTTCCGAAATTCTTGGTACCATTTCCTCTTCTGCAATCCTAATACGTTCATTCTTTTCACGAGCTTGCTGGCGGCGCTTGAAGGCGGGGTCGACCTCCGCTCGAAAATCATTCCAACCTCCCTCTATTACGGCCCAAAAATCAGCTATTAAGCCAAGCAAAGGAGCAGGGTAAAAATAAGCCAGTATAGCCTGGGCGACGACGAGGACGACTTCGCCTACAGTATCTAACTCTTCGGCAATTTGGTCTAAAAGAGTTTGATCGTTATCAATAAAGGCTTGCATCTGTTGTTCTAATAATTCCGTAGCTCTTTTGTGTTCCTGCCATGTGTTATATAATGTTTCGGTGTCATCGCCAAGAACAGTAAGATCTGTTGTATCCTTTTCAAAATCGCGGAGGCCAAGATCAACAGCTATCTTTCTAATTTCCGCCTTAACGTCATCAGGAAAAAAGTTGTTCATCAGCTCTTTAAATTGAAAACCGCTACCAGGATCGAAATCATTAAATACCAACGGTTCAAACATCCTATGATCGCGCAAGTCGGGTTTGCCTTTTGGACCGTTGGC